GGCCTGGGACCTGCTGAAGCGCACCGGCCTCGAGTATGACCTGTACGAGCGTGAAGGTAAGAAGCCTGAGGTCCCGTTCTCTGACGGCGACCACGTCGACTGGTACCGTGTCGCCAACGGCCAGCCGCAGAAGCCTGACGACAGGACGTCGTACACGAAGCGCACCGTGACGCTGTTCATCAGTGACGCCCGTGAGAACGAGATCGTTCTGGGTGGTGGTGTCGCCGCGGCGGCTCCGACGATCACTTCGATCGACCCGGCCGGCAAGAAGGCCGGCGACACGGTCGCTATCTCTGGTACGAACTTCGTCGGTGTTACCGGCGTGACCTGCACGGTCGCCGGCCGGACCGCCCCTGTCGCTTCGTACCGGGTCGTGTCGTCCTCGATGATCACCGCGGTGCTGCCTAACGGCGTCCAGACCGGTAACTTCATCGTCACCAACAGCAAGGGCCCCTCTGCCGGGAAGTCCTATACCGTGGGGGCCTGATAAGCTTCCCTTCGTGGGGGCCCGGCTGGGAGTGTTGGCGGTCTCTCCCGGTCGGGCCTCCTCCATTTCCGCCATACCGCTTGACCGCCGCCGGAAGGGGCAGCCATGACTGACACGTCGCAGATCACTGATGTGACCGCCGAGGATCGCACTGGCGACGCTGCCAAGCCTGAGGGGTTCGACTTCGCCCAGTGGATGGCTGGTTTCCAGCCGACCCGGAAATCCTGCATGCTGTACGGGCGCACGGACCTGCTCGCCGTGATCGACCGCCTCGACGAGGAGGCTCGCCTCCCCGGTCTGACCGATGAGCAGAAGAGGAAGCTGCTCGCGGAGGCGCAGGAGACGCTCGCAACTCTGAAAGCGTCGGGCGTTGAGTTCGTAGTGCAGACCATGTCGGTGTACGCACAGAAGGAACTCATGGAGCGTCTCGGCCATACAACGAAGGATGACCCGGTCACCCATGAGATGGAGTGCGCCTTCCTAGCTGCTCATATTGTGGAGCCGACCGGCGTGACCGGCGATGACATTGCCGGCCTGTACGCGGCGTCTCCGCAGCAGGTGGAGAAGCTGTCCCGTGTCGTGCGGATGGTCGACACGGAGAGTCCCACCATCACAGCCCCTTTCTCGTCGAAGTCCTGAGCGCCCCGGCAGGACAGTGGCTGCGGGCGCGCGTGAAGCATGCCCTGCAATGGGGGCGACCGCCTACCGGTATTCTGCGCGAGTCGTCGGAGTGGGTGCCGCAGGACTATGTCCTCGCCGAGGCGTACTCCATGTTTGAGGATTCGCTGTGTCCGTGCGGCTGCGGTTATCCGCGCGACCTAGCGTGGGACGAGATGATGGATGGCTGGTTTGAAGTCCGTCAGGAGGTCTGCTATGCGAAAGCCGCGCGGGAGCAGTGGGAGGCCGAGCATGCGGAGCGCAACAAGGATGGCGAGCTGATCGACCCGCCGAAGAGAGGGGCGCTCGTCTACGTGGCGGACACTCGCGACGAGGTCTAGGTAAACTAGTGTCCGGTTGCAGTTGGAAGGGGTCGTGGTGGCAGATCGTACGGTCGTAGTGAAACTCACGGCGGACGCGTCGGGCGTGAAAGCTGGCATGTCCGAAGCGTCTGCGGCTACGAAGTCCGCCGCCGACGCGATGCAAGGTGCCGGGCAGGCCGCTCAGGGCGCCGGCGACCAGATGGGGAGCGCTTCCGATAAAGGTAAGACAGGCCTCGCTGGGCTGGCGGACTCGGCCCGTCAGAACGGGGCCGCCTGGACGACGCTCGGCACGACCGTGGCCGGCGCGGGCGCGGGCCTGCTCGGCTTGGCCGGGATGGCGGGCACAATGGCTGCGAACTTCGATGCGTCCATGTCGTCCGTGCAGGCAGCCACGCATTCCTCCTCCGAGGAGATGTCGCAGCTGCGGGAGGCTGCCATCCAGGCCGGCGCTGATACGGCTTTCTCTGCGACTGAGGCCGCTTCTGGCATCGAGGAGCTCGCCAAGGCCGGCGTTTCCACGAAGGATATCCTCGCGGGAGGCCTGAGCGGGGCGCTGGACCTGGCTGCTGCCGGCGAGATCAGCGTGTCTGAGGCCGCGGAGACCGCGGCGACTGCCATGGTGCAGTTCAACCTGTCTGGCGACAAGGTCACCCACGTCGCCGACTTGTTGGCCGCTGGCGCCGGTAAAGCGCAGGGCGGCGTGCACGACATGGCGTACGCCCTGAAGCAATCCGGTCTTGTGGCTTCTCAGGCCGGCCTGAGTATCGAGGAGACGACAGGGTCGATCGCCGCGTTTGCTTCGGCCGGTTTGATCGGCCAGGATGCTGGTACCAGCTTCAAGACGATGCTTCAGCGTCTGGAGAATCCGTCCAAGGGCGCGAAGAACGCAATGGATGACCTGGGCATTCATATCTATGACGCGCAGGGCCACTTCATCGGGATCACCGCCGTTGCTGAACAGCTGCGCAACGGCATGAAAGACTTGGGTGAAGAGGAACGCAATACGGCAATGTCGACCATCTTCGGGTCGGATGCCATCCGCGCTGCGAACGTGCTGTACAACGAAGGCGGCGAGGGGATCCAGGGATGGATCGACAAGGTCAACGATGCCGGCTATGCCGCCGAGACCGCCCGCTTGAAGCAAGACAATTTGAAGGGCGATATCGAGAAGCTTGGCGGGTCCTGGGAGACCGCGATGATCAAGATTGGCTCCTCCTCTCAGGCCCCGGTGCGTTCCGTTGTCCAGCACATTACCTCCCTGGTGGATAAGCTCGGCGAGCTCGGCAGCGGGACGCAGTCGATGATCTTCAATTTTGCTGCGTTCGGGGGTGCCGCACTGACGGCGGTTGGCGGGCTCATGGTGATGGCTCCGAAAATCGTTGAGATCAAGGACGCGATGAACACCCTGAACTGGACTGCCGCGGGGTTGAAGGGCAAGCTGGGTGAGGTTGCCACTGGCATGACTGGCTTCGGCCGGGCCGGACGAATGATGATCACTGCCGCCTTGATCGAGGGCGTCAAGCACTACGGGGATGAGGTGCGCCGCACTGGCGTGTCCGTAGATGAAATGTCGTCGGCGCTCGCGCACGGCGGGTCTGTTCTGAATAACCTGGACTTTGACCGGGGCAAGTACTCGCTGCAGGAGTACTCGCAGGCTTTGGCGGACATCAGTCGCCCGTCCGTGTGGTCCTCCGTGCAGCAGCATCTGGCGTCCTTCGCCGATGGGATCGCTGGGGCTTTCGGCGCGGATACCCGCTCCGACCTGCAGCGCACAAAAGACGCCCTCGAGACGACGGGCAAGGCTTTGTCGGGCATGTCGACCGACGAGGCCGTGTCGCAATTCAAGAAGCTCTCGTCTGAGATGACGAACGGCACGAACAAGTCGATGATCGACTTGATCAACTCGATGCCGGACTTCAAGGCTCACCTTAATGAAGTCGCAAAGCAAATGGGGTTGACTGCGGACGACAATACGCGTCTCGCTATCGCGCTTGGGCAGATCGACCCGAATGCGCAGCAGGCCGCTGGTGGCACGTCGCAGCTGGATGCCGCTATCCGCAAAGCCAAGGAAGGGACCGACCAGATCGTCCCGTCTATCGAAGAGGTTATCAAGGGGATCAAGACGTACGGTGACACCGTGATCGCCAACAGCAATGCTGACATCAAGTTCCAGGAGGCGCTGAAGAACGTCAACGACGCCGTCAAGGAGAACGGTGCCACACTGGATATCACGACGGAGAAGGGGCGCAAGAATCAATCCGCGTTGAATGATTTGGCTTCTGCGACGTTCGCGCAGGTGCAGGCGGCACAGGCGGCCGGCGCGGGGCAGGATGAGCTGCAGTCTAAAATGGAGACTGGGCGTGAGGCGTTCATCTCTGCCGCGGAGTCCATGGGGCTCACCGAGGATGAGGCGGTTGAGCTCGCCGACAAATACGGGCTGATCCCGGATAAGATCAACACCGAGGTTACGGCCGACACGACCCAGGCGACCGAGGCCGCCGACGGGGCGACCGCTGAGATCAACGGGATGACGGGGACGATCAGCATTTCCGGTGATGCCTCGAAAGCGGATTACACGCTGACGGTCACCGCTGACTCTGTGAACGGGACGACGGGCGTTATCGACATTGATGCGGACAACGACAAGGGGCTGTCGGGTTTGCAGGAGACTGTGCAGACGATTGACAATAGTGACGGCACTGTCTCTATTCTTGGTGACGCCACCGGTGCCCGGTGGGAGAAGGATTCCATCCACACGGAGATCGACGAGACTACGGGTACTGTGACCATCTCCGGTAATGATCAGGCGTCCGGGAAGGTACGCACGGTCAAGTACAACATTGACCAGCTGCACGACAAAGAGATCAGTATCACTACCAGGATCAAGCAGATCTTCACGTCCGTCGGCCACTGGATCGGCGACCACATGCCGAAAGGCTCCTGGCTGCGCGCCGAGGGCGGCCCGATCACCCCGATCAAGGGGTATGCGAACGCGGGCGCAGTCCACGGCCCTGGCGGCCCGAAAGACGACTGGATCCCGGCGTGGCTGTCCAACGGGGAGCATGTGTTGACGGCGGCCGAGGTTGCGGCGGCCGGCGGTCAGGACGCCGTGTACCGCCTGAGGAAGCTGATCCGCGACGGCGACATCAGAAGGTATATGGAGGCGACCCGCTTCGCCGATGGTGGCGCCGCCGGCGCTGTCTCGCCGTCCACTGGTGCCGCCGGGGGGGTTACCGTGAAGACGCTCCGTCGCGCGATGGATGGCATGAACCTGGAGTTGACTGTCGACGGGCAGACCACGCTGACATCTAGAATGAGGACTGTTGCCGACCAGCGGGTGGTGACCGCCTACCGCATGAGCAGGAGATGACACGATGGCAGACCAGTGGATGGCAGGGTTCACGGCGAATCATACGGGGCTCCTGAGTATCGTCCCGGAACCGTCACCGGAAGGCTATGCCTCGTATCCGGTGTATGTCACGTCCGACAATGACCGGGTGCTGATCTGGCACCCGCAGGACAGGTCGGCGGTGTCGGACCCGCTCGCCCCGATCGGTATTCCGACCACGTACACGCAGGCCGGCCTGCCTCCGGTGACGTTCACCCGCAGGTCCACGGGGTCGGACATTATCTCCGATTGGTCGGGGCATGTGTGCGCCCGCGTTGACTTGATGCCGTCCACGTCGTACACGTACGAGGGCGGGCTGTCCACGATCACTGCTTCGACCGGCGTTGTAGATCGGTGGAGTGCGGTGCCTTCGCCGCGGGCGACAACGATCGAGTGCCGCACGAAAACTCTGCTTGACTTCCGGGTGCTTCGTGACCTCGTGGAGATGGCCGGCTATCTGATCGTTGCCCACGACACGGAGAGGTGCCGTATCCCCGGGTGCACGATCGAGCCGATCCGTGTGGTTGCCGTGTCGAAAGCTACTGGCGAGCAGACTGAGGCGCGTGCTCGCGGCACCGTGGAGTGGCAGCTGTCCGTGACGGAACGGTCGAAACGGAAGATCTACACGGACGCGGAGCATGCCGGATGGACGTACGGCGCCACCTATGCGAAGGCTGGTGTCAGCCTGGGGACGTTCTCCCCGTGCGTGACCTGGGGGGAGTGGATGCAGTTCGAGAAGGACGTGCATGACGGCAAGGTTCAGCAGCACCTCGCGTACCTGTGGGGCGGCCCGGACCACCCTGAGGACGATAAGGCGATTGGCGGGGACCGGTCGGAGAACTGGAGTCCGCACGGGAAGCCGACCCGCGGCGGCGGCGTGCGCAACGTGACGCCGACCGCGGGGACGAAGAGTTTCCGCCAGTCGCAGCCTGGGCACCGCATCCACCTGTCTGTGTACGCTCGGCGAATCACCCAGGACAAGTACGGGCTGTCGAACGTCAGTGTGGGCCTGTGGTGCTCGGACGGGTTCGGCGACGCTTCGAAGAGCCGGGCTTTCGTCTACGACGCGTCCAGTGTCACAAAGTCCCTCCCGGACGACAACGGGTGGGTCCTGATTCAGGACGACGTGATCGTCCCGGATGGGAAGCCGTGGGTCGCCCCGTACATCCTGCTTGACGGCGACGCCGTGCCGCTGACGGAGTTCGGAGAGCTGACAATGGCGGACATGGACGCCCAGCAGGGGTCCACCTTGCAGACCCGCACCTACCATGACGTGTGCGTGCTGCTCGCAGGGCAGGAGGACCGGAAGTGAGGCCCGGCCCGAGCATCCCGGAAATGAACGACGCGGGCCGCTGGTCCGCGAGGATGGACATCCGATACGGGCCTCGCCTGTTCAGGGACATCCCGATGACGTCCTGTTCTCTCGATTGGGGGGAACTGAAAGTGGACGGCACGTCCGCTACCGCGCCGGCGTCTCTGCGTGTGGGCGCCCCCGACGACTACGCCCCGCGGCATGAGGGAGACTTCTACTCCAACTACGGGCAGATGATGTGCCCGTCCGTGATCTGCGAGTTCGAGCATGGTGGCAAGTATGAGATTCCGTTTGGGCGGTTCCGTATCACGGAAACATCGCAGTCGCCGGAGTCGACCCCTGTGCAGGGGAAGGATTTGCTGCTCGACCTCGAGGAGAACCCCCTGTCGTGGCCTCACTCCCCGCACCCGGGGGGCACGCTGATCACGGAGATGAACCGCCTGAACCCGAACCAGGGCATGACGGCGATCCGCGTCCCGGACTCACGCCGCGACTATCAGATCAGCTCCTACCTGCAGCTGCCCACGGATCTGCTTGTGTCGATGTCGATGATCGCGAAGGAGGCCGGGTGCGGGCTGCGGATGTCGTACCGCGGTGAGATCGAGGCGTACCCGCTGCCGACGCCGTCCTCGGCGCCCGCGGAAATGTACTCGCAGGAGTCGCACATGGTGATCGGTGCGGCCCCTGTCCAGTCGCCGTCGGGGCGTATTCCGAACTGGTACTCCGTCGTGGCTAGGGGGGACGGGTCCCGTCAGTACACCGTCCACAAGGGAGACTCGTACGAGTCCGCCGTGAAGGATGATGAGAAGAATAAGACGGAGGTTGAGATGGCGATCGATAACCTCTACCTCAATAAGGAGCGCGTGTGGGCGGAGAACGCGACTCCCACCTATCAGAGGGATGCGGCGCGCTGGTCGTGGTCCAGGCAGCTGAACCCGCACTGGACGCGCACGGAGAACGGCTGGAAGTCCGACTACGACTTCAACTTCTACGTGAAGATGAACCAGGCGTACGGCTACTACCATCCGTCCTGGTATGGGTGGGTGTCGAAGACCACGGACCTGTCGTCGCAGAAATCCTGGGATAAAGTCGTCGAGGAGGCCAACCGGTGGGCGAAGTTCGGCATGGACCGGGCGAAGTCGTGGCGCGTCCAGCTGGTCGCCGATCCGCGTATTGAGGTCGGTGACGTCATCGCCGTGGAGTACAAGCGAGGGAAGTGGTGTGTCATATCCGTGACGTCGTTTTCCATGGACCTGATGGACCCGTCGCAGCCGATGACTCTGACTGGCGCAGAGTTGCGCGCCTGGTGACGGTACACTGTGGTGTATGACCGCATCTGATTTCAGCTCGGCCGGGTCGCTGTTCCTGGATATGCAGGACGCCCGGAAGAGTCACGCCGCCTCCGACTCCATTACCCGGTGGGTGAAGGGGCAGGTTGTTGACACCCCGGACACGGACCCGACGCTGCCTGCCGGCTGGGTCCGTGTCGGCATGCCTTACAACGAGCCTGACACGTATGTGACCGGGGAGACGCCTGGCCTGTACACGTGGAAGGGGGCGATGGTCACCGTTAGGATGCACTCCGATGGGACGCTTCTGTCCATTAGTGACGGCCAGGACGAGCCTGGCGACGAGCGGACCCAGGTGGAGCGTCTCGGCCCGGCCGGCAAGGAGATAGCGGGCGCTATGTCTGACGCTGTGAAGGCGCAGAAGGCCGCGGCGGAGGTCAAGGGGCGCGCCGATGTTGCTGCGAGGGATGCCGCCGCCGCCCAGAGGGCCGCTCTGGATGCGAAGGCGTCCGCGGATGTCGCCTTCAAGAAGGCGACCACGACGGAGGGGCAGGTTGCCGGCCTGGGCGAGAAGATTGCGGCTGCCGGGCGGGCCGCCGACGAGGCGAAGGCCGCGGTCGCTGGGGCTGACTCGAAAGCGACCGACGCGCAGAACAAGGCGCAGGCCGCCCTGGACGCGGTAAAGAAGTCCGGGGACAATGCTGCCGCCCTGGCGGCGGCGACCGAAGCGAAGCAAGCTGCGGACGCTGCGGGGGTTCTCGCTCGGCAGGCGCAGGCGGCCGCCCAGCAGGCGCAGGCGTCCGTGTCTGACGCTGCCCAGAAGGCGGCGAAGGCGCAGACCCTCGCGGAGAAGGCTGACGCGAATGCGGCGGCTATGAAGTCGACGGCAGAGTCGGCCGATGCTGCGGCTAAGAAGGCCGCTTCGGATGCGGCGGCAGCGCAGGCGTCCTACAAGTCGCTGCAGGCCACCGTGGCTGCGAACTCCGGGGACCTGGCTGCCGCGAAGTCGAAGGCGGATCTGGCCACTAGGGATGCGGTCGCCGCGAAGGATGCCGCGTCGAAGGCAACTGCCGATGCGCTGGCGGCCCGCCAGGCCGCGGACGCCGCCTCGAGTAAGGCATCCACTCTGGCCGGCCAGGTGACAGTGTCGCCGGCTGCGCCGGTCTTGGCCGATGGGGCGGGCAAGCCGAAAGGTGCCGTATGGTTCGTGCAGAACGGGCAGGGTGTCCTCACGTCCCAGCATGCGTGGGACGGTACGAAGTGGACGCTCATGCCGGTGGATGGTTCCGTCATCAAAGACGCAACGATCACGTCCGCGAAGATCGGGAACGCGGCTATCGGGGCCGCCCAGATCGCCGATGCGGCGATCACTGACGCGAAGATCGGCGGTTTGTCGGTCAGTAAGCTCCTGGTGACTGGCGGCGCGAGGATTCCTCGGGCTGTGATCGATCAGCTCGCTTCGGACGAGGCGTTCATTGGGAAGTTGTCCGCGAACTCCGTGACGGTCGACCCGGAGAATATGCTGCGCGACCCTGGGTTCACTGGTTCTCCGTCGGGGGTGTGGGTTCCGTCTGTTCCGGCCGGCGGCAGTGTTGCGTTCGTGGCGGACATTAAGGACGCGCCGGGCGGGAGGTCGACCGGGGCGCGCCTTGTCGGGGGGGCTGTCTCGGAGGCGCAGCTGAACCAGCAATTCAAGGTTCCCGCCGGGAAGGCGTGGGCCCTGCGGCTTACGTACCGGTACCTGCAGGGGTCTGCTGGTGCCCTGCAGTTGAAGGTTGGTGGCACCGCGCTTCCTGCGTTCCCTTACAAGGACACGGGGTGGCACACGGAGGACGTGGACTGGTCTCCAGCCAGCTCGGTGGCGGGCGGCGTCTGCCAGGTTTGCGCAGGCAAGGGCACTAAGGCCGAGGTCGTTGCGATTGTCTTGTGTCAGAAAGTTGGTTCGACCATGCTCGCCCCGGGGAGCGTGACGTCCGACGCGATCTACGCCAGCAAGGAATTGTGGGCGAAGGTCAGCGCGTTCGGGTCGGTGACCACGGAAATGTTGACCGCGGGGAAAGCAACCATCACCGGCAACGCGGTGGTCGGTAACCTGAAGGGCAACAATATCTTCGGGTCCAAAATCGTCGGGTCGTCCATGTATGCGTACTCCGAGTCCGCCGAGTCGCTTAACAAGAAGGGGTTGCCGTATAAGGCGGCCGACGCGGATGAGGGCGACTGGAATTCCGTGGCGGTCCCGATGACGCGCGTGTGGGCGAATCGGTATGGCGCCAACGACAGTGACGGGGTGTGCACGATCGCGTCCGCGTCGGATACGGAGATGACCGGCAAGTACACGTCGCGCTTGGACTTCACGTACAACGCCTGCTGGGAAACTTACGTCGACCTGCCCGACGGGGATGTGTTCGACGCGACCCTGGACTTCTGGTGTGCCGACACTAATGGGACGTCTGAGATGGAGATAGTGCTGCTGCGCGACGGCGTTGAGCTGTCTCGCAACCGTACCTTGGATGGTTGGCAGACGATCAGTATCGCGAACTGGAAGAAGGGTGACGCGGGGACGCGTCGCTACTATCTGCGTATTTTTCCGCTTTACTCGCCGACGAACGTCTCGTTCAAGAACTTGAAGCTTTGGTATCGGACGGTGTATGACACTTCGTCGATCCGTCTGAAGGGCAACTCTCTGCTGTTCCGCCAGTCGGTGCCGGATGATAAGGGGACGAATGCGTGGTTCCGTTTCACTAACGGGCAGATGTATGCGGCTGGCACCAACCAGCTGGAGTACCAGCGTCCGCTTAAATCTTTGGTTATGCCGCCGCATTTCGTTGGGACAACGAATCAGCAGCGTATCCTGCAGCGGAACTACTGGGAGTGGTGGCCGGGGAAGCTGCAGAACGACACCGAGTGGTTTGAGTATGACGCCCAGGATTTCCGCATCGGGAGGAACAACATCCCACAGGCGGTATACAGCGGCCTGTACTGGGTCACTATTCAGGTGACCGCGTCGAGCCACTACTCGTCACTGTGGACGACGCTGCTCGTGGAGCTGAACCCTGCGGGCAACTGGGATCTGGCTGTCGGGAACTCTGTTGCCTTGGAGCCGGGCGTGAGGGGCGTGAAGGTGTCGGCCGCGGGGCTTATGCAGTTGCGCACGAACGTCCGCCTGTACTGGCATTTCGCGATCCGCACCCCCGACATGGGGTCCGAGAACGGCTGGCTTGAGCTCAACAACATGCGCTTGTCGGCGATGTACATTTCGAACTGAAAGGGCAGAAGGATGGCTGACACTAGATGGGATGGGGCGGTCGTTCCGACCGCTTACTCGGATCTGCTCGGCGCGTGGGGCCGGTTCAGTGACTCTGTTGGAACATTCATCCGCGTCGCATCGATGCAGGAGGCGCGGGCCCGCCTCGCGCAGGCGCCGGCCGGCGTGGTGACGTCCGCATCGCCGGCGATGTTCCTGATCGGCGGGGTCTTGTACTCAGCGAACGGCTCCAAGACTGGCGCGGACTACAACATCGTGCCCGTGTCGGGGTATTCCGGTGTGCTCGTCGACCAGTGGGATAAGTCGGACGGCCGGGGTAGGCCCACGTCGGACCATACGACGCGGCGGTGGGGGCAGTCCACGTTCCAGCTGCCCGTCCGTAGTCTTCTCGAGTTCAGCTTGGACGTGTGCGTGTCGATCGTGCATTCCGACTTCGACTCGGAGGACGCGAAGAACAAGGCTAACGGGTCCTACTATTTCGGCTTCCTGCTGGACAACGTCAACCAGTGGCAGACCGAGCTGCAGTACAACCGCACGTTCATGACGCACCACCTGTCTTGGAAGATGGAGGCCGATGCGGGTACGCATACGGCCGCGTACACGACGACCGGCTCGTACGGCACGGACCCGTACTGGCATTTCGATGGAGGCGTCTACCCTGGCACGCGGTTCCGCGTGTTCTCGCTCGGCGCCACAGACTGACGTCCGGGCTGTTACCTGCCCCTCCTGTGAAACAATCAGGGGGGGCAGGTTTCGTCGTTACTTGGAGGGGACATGGCTACACTGGAGCCGTCAGAGAGCCGCCGCGTGCGCACCGAGGCGTTGCGCGGTAGCGTGCAGATTTCCGCGTACGGGGCGCCGGACGGCGCCAAGTGGGCGCAGCAGGCCGCCGCGCTTGGCGGGACGCACATGCGGTTGACGAACCTCTTTGAGGAGTCGACCGTCCAGGCGGCCGGCAACGGCGGGGACAAGCTCGGTGAGATGGACAACAAGGTGCGTGCCGCCGTGGACGCCGGGTTCCGTATCGTCATCGACTTCTCCTACTACCGGAACCTCCTGGTCAAAGAGAAAACGAACCCGTACTTCCTGGAGTGGTCTGCCTGGCTGTCGCCGATGGCGCAGATCCTTGGCAGGCAGTTCCCGGGCGCCGATTACGACTACGCGCACGCCCCTGAGGTGTCCGCCGTGGCCCTGTCGGGGGAGCCTGACATCTTGTGGGGTGATAACAACCCTGTCCAGCAGGCGAAGTCTCCGGACCAGTATCTGTGGTCGGTCCGGCAGCAGGCGATCGCGGTCCGGAGGCTTGACTATGACGGCCCGATCACGGCGGGGGGGTTCAACCACCTGAACGCGGACGGTCCCGACCGTGGCGCGTACGGCGACGCGGTGGACCGGCTGGCGTCGGCCCCGTGGGTTGATGCTCTTACGTTCCACGGCTATGACGAGCCGGCGAAGCTGAAGCCCGGCATCGCCAGGTTTGTGGATGTCGCCCAGGCCGGCGGGAAGCTTGCGCTTATGGAGGAGTGCGGCTTCAACTCGGACCATACGGCTGACCCTGCCAGGGCGGCGAAGTTCCGCGCGCTGGTGCCGTGTGTTGCCGCGTCGGGACTGGCGGGCCTGGGCCTGTGGAATGTCGGGGATTACAACGGGTATGACGTGCGTGCCACTCACCCGGAGGCCATGAAGGCGTGGAATGAGGTAGTGGCTGCTCTGCCCGTGCTGGGGCGCGCTGCCGCCGCTGCGCCGGCTGCCGGCGGCGGCGCCCCAGCCCCGACGGAGTGGGTGACATTCCCGGGGGACGCCACTCCTGGTGATGTGTTCATGGCTGCTCTTGAGGGGAACGCTCTTTGTGTGGGTCCCCGCACCGAGTGGGGGACGGTGACAGTCCCCGCGGTCGGGCAGAAGCGGCTGGCTACGGTCCCGGCGGCGGTGCTCGGCGACCGGAAACCGCAGAGGGTTATCTACCCGCTCCTGAAGGCGGATGGCACGTACGACGGGGCAACGGTCGAGGTGTGGCCCAACAAGACGATGGTCACGAACGTGCCGGCGAACGGTGGCGGCAAGCGGATCGCCCCGATGATGTACGCCCCGCTGGCGTGAGCGCCGTGACGCCGACAGGGTGGGACACTGGGGCGCATGCATGAGATTTCTTTCCCTCCGCTTCCGGCGGAGCTGATAGGCGCCGCCTTGGCCGGCGTCGCCTCGTGGGTGGGCTGGTTGTTCGCGCGGGCGGATCGGACTGCGGACCGGCGCGTCGAGGCGTTGGAGGCGGTCACGAAGGCGCTGACTCGCCGGGTGCAGCTCCTGGAGGAGGGACGCGAAAAAGCGGAGGCGGCGCGCGACCTCGCCGAGGAGGAGGCGCACCGTCTCCGCATCCGCGCGTTCCGGTTGGAGGAGTACGCGGCGGCTTTGTTGAGGTGGGGTGTTGGTTTGGTGGCGATGATGGCGCCGGCGGAGAGGCCGCCTAAGCCGCCGTCACCGCCAGCCGACCTCGATGATGTGGGCGATTTGGGTGGCTGCGGCGTGCCGGCTGGTTCCTTTCCAGTGGACGCCGCCGCCGGTCACGTGCCAGGTGACGCCTCGACGGGTGAGGGTCGCCCGGGTTCCTGAAGGGCGCCGGCCCCTGCGGATGACGGCTTCGCGGGGGCCGGTCGCTACTTTCAGCTGGGTGCGGTCGAGGCCGCATGCGTCGAGGATGGTGAGGGCTTCGCTGATAACTCCGGCGGGGGTCATGTCAGTTCACCTCCAGCCACTGCCAGAGGCCCCAAATGGTGAGGGTGGCTCCGAGGGTGATGAGGCCGGTGGCGAGTCCGGCGATGGTGTAGGCGATGCCGGCGAAGATGAGTTGGCCGGCCCGGTTGAGTTTGCGGTCGATGCTGGTGTCGGGGCGGCGGGGGGCTGCGTGACGCATCAGAGGGGGTCCTTTCGGTCGGTGGTGTCTAGCTGTTCAGGTCCACGGGTGAGCGTGAGGGCTGCCTGGCGGGCTGCAACCGCGTTGCCGGCGAGCTGGATCTGTGCCGTCCGCGAGAGTGTTTCCGCTAGGGGGGAGGCTCGTCGTCCGTTCGGCGGTGGGTGTCGCGGCGCTCAATGTCTTCTCTCCTTTCAGGTGGTGCGGACGATGACGATGGAGCCGGCGGGGGCGGTAGCGTAGGAGCCTTTCTGGGTCCCGGCGCGGCCGCCCCGGAGGGTGAGGGTGCGGTAGGCGGGCCGGCCGGGGGTTGGGCTGTTGGATTCAACCCTCCAGGTGGCCCCTTCCCGGATGATGAGTGACCCGGCGGAGACGTTCTCGATGGGGGTCGGCTTGGTTGGCTGGTGGGGGTACATCACTTTGTTTTTCCTTTCCGGGGTCGTGAGAGGCCGCTTCAGGGCCCTTCAGTTGTCGCCCTTGGTGATCGCCTGGGCGGCCTCTTTGAGGCTGTCGTAGAGGCTGCTGAGCGTGTCTGAAGGGCCGTAGGGGATGCGGGCGGGCCGGCAGGTTCGGGCGTGGATGGCGACCCACCCGTCCTTGACGGTGACCTTGGTGCCGGCGGGGAGCTCGGCGTCGGCGATGACGTTCCAGGCGGCGATCCGGGCGATGGTGTCTGCGTTCATGACGGGGGTCCTTTCGGTGGTCGGCAAGGTCGGTCAGAGGGCGCTGAGGGCGTCCGTGTCGAGGCGGCCCATGACGGTCAGCCAGGCGCAGAGGTCGTCGTGGAGGTCGCCGTTGGGGGAGCCGTCGTAGGGGAGGCCCCGCTGGTCGACGTCCTGGAAGGCCTGCCGGTCGCCGATGGTGAGGGTCCACCGGGTGAGGTTGTTGCCGGCCGCGTCGGTGCGGGGGGTGGCGTCCAGCTGGGCGGCCTGCAGGGTGTGGGTGGCGTTGGCGGTCATGTCCGTTTCCTTTCTGTTGGTTAACTGAATGGACGTAGGCGATGCTCCTACTGCGCGGTGTGGACGTCAAGCCCGGCCGGCCATGAGGTCGGTCACACGGGCGTTGGAGGTGGGGGAAGGCCCGGCCCTCCCTAAGACCAGAAAAGCAGAGAGGGCCGGACCGTGAGATGCCGCAGGGGCGCATGCCGAGAAGACGACACCCTGTCAGGCGATTAACGGCATGCGTCTGTGACTGAAAGTCAGGACCAGAGGCGCCAGTCGGACGAGGTTCCCGCCCCCAGTTCGAACGTCAGAAGGGCCGGCCTGGATGATTCCCCGCTGGCGTTCTGGAACCAGGAGCTGCCCGGGTCGACGGTCGGGGCGCAGATGATCTGCCGGCTGTCTCCGACTGTCTGCACGGAGAAGGAGTGCCAGTGGCCGTGCAGGAGCACGCGGGCGTCCTGCATGCCCGCCACGCAGCCGAACGCCTGCCCACGGAACCAGTCGGCGACGCGGCTCTTGTTGCCGGCCGCGTGACCGTGGGTGACTCCCATGGTCGTGCCGTCCTGCGCGCGCACGGTCAGTGACTCGAGCCGCGGCGAAGGGGCCACGAAGCTCACCCCTTCGTAGCCGGGGCGGCCTTCCAGGGCCATCTGAATGTTCGACTGGATCAGGAGCCCGTAGTCGTCCGCGGCGATGTTCGCCCGGTTGGACCGACCGATCCCCGCCCGGACCTGGCAGTGGTTGGACGGCACTGCCGCGTAGGTGACCGACGGGCAGGCTGCGGCGAGCTGCCGAACGCAGTCGGCGAGGACTGCCTGGGCGGTGCGGATCTGCTCGACGAGGCCCATGTCGCAGGTCTGCGCCTGGCTGACTGTGTTCGTGAAATTCTCTGTGCTGTCACCGCAGTCCACCATGACGACCTCGTCGTAGGAGGCGGCGTTGAGGGCGATCCTGGCGATCGCGGACCGGACCGTTTCGACTGTCTCCTTGGTGCCTCCGCGGGTGTCTGTCTTGCCGATCTGCATGTCGGAGATGACGACCACGTACGTGCCCTTCCGGGGGCGGTCCGCGGCCGGCGTCGGCTTCTCGGAGAACAGGGGGGCGATGTCGTCGTAGGCAAGGCGCTTCACTTCTGCCTGCTCGGCCGCGCCGGGCTTCCAGGTGATCTTCTCGTAGGAGCCGTCGGCCAGGCGGACGGTCTTGCCGCGGGCGGTGATCGCTTCGGTGGGGACTCCGAAGTAGGCGTCAGTGCCCTGCTGGCGCTGCTCGGAGCGGCGCTTCAGGGCTTTTCTGTGACGGCGGACGGCCGCCTCACTGGTCCCGTATTCGTCGGCGATGGCTTGGTTGGTGCGCCGCTGGTGCTGGGGAAGGGAGTCGTTCGCGATGATGGCTTCGTCGAGGGGTGACATGTTCACTCTCCGGCCTTGTAGTTGTTGACCCACTGGCGGAGGCGGAACATGTTGAACCCGGCCCATGAGTCGTAGACGCGGCCGCCGTTCCTGTCGGCGACGTAGCAGACGGGTGCGGCGCTGTAGCCGTGCTCGTTGGCGAGTTCCTGCGCGGTCTTGTCCTCCTTGAATCGCGTCTCCATGTAGGGGGTGTTGTTCTTGGTGAGATACCGCTTGGAGGAGCGGCACTGCTGACAGCCGGGCTGCGTGGCGATGTAGATCTCGTATGAAGCCATGGTTTGTTTCTCCTTGCTTATGAGGTGTGGGGTTGAGTGGCGGGGCCGGTCGATGCCGGCCCCGCCGTTGGGTGCGTCAGAAGGGGCAGTCGCCGAGGTCGGCCTGTCCGGTCAGCGGGTTGGCGGCGGCCTGGCCGAGCTGTCCGGGCTGGTATCGGTCTCGGGCGTTCCCGTCCCGGTCGGCCTTGCGGATGTATCCGCAGAGGCGGCAGTTACGCAAGTCGTGGTCGATGCCTTCCCGCTCCCCGGCGTGCCACTCTCTGAGGGTCATCGTGCCAGTGACGGTGACTCGGTCCCCTTTCTTGAGGGTGTCCGCGAGGTAGGTGTTCTCCTCTCCGAACAGAGCGGCGGACACGTACAGTGGGGCGCCGTCGTCGCTCCACCTGCCTGTGGACTTGTCCTTCGCTCTGCGTGTGGCGCCGATGCGGAGGGAGGTGATGGGGTTGCCGGACTGTGCGTAGTGGACTTCGGGGTCTTTGACGAGGGTCCCCGTGGTGGTGGTTTCAACGGCCATGGCGGTGGTTCCTTTCAGCTGATGAGGGCGGCTTTGATCTGGGCGTCCTGGCGGCGTGCGTAGTCGTACGCTTGGAAGCCGTCAACGGCGCCCGCGGGGATGACGGATACGACCGAGGGCCGGCCGACTGACTCGACCGCCCCGTGGTCTTCCCGGTCGAGGACGACGGGGACGTCTCCGTGCTTCTCGGTGATGTCGACGAGGTATCCGATGAGCTCTTTGGCGGTGACTACCTGGGCGGTCATTCTGTGGTGGCCTTCCTGTTAGCGTGGTTCAGAATGGTGATGAGGTCTGTGACTGTCATGGTCACCCATTGATCTCCGGCTTTGGCGTTGCCGTGGCGTTTGTGGATGACGATGCCGGCCAGGCCTCCGATGTTCGACGCTTCAGTATGCGCCTCTCGCACCCATTGGGGCAACCCCAATTTGGTTACGTTTTTGCATTCGACGGCGATCTGTCTGCCGCGACAGGCGACACCGTACAGGTCACCCGAGTCGGCGGCGCCGGTCTTGACTTGCCGGTCGACGTGGCAGTCTTCGAGGCGGGCGTCGAGGTGGTCGGCGATGAGTCGTTCGAATCTCGAGCCGGCGGCTTTGGCGGATTTCAGGTTGCGTCCCATGCTTCGCTTATCTCCTTCTTGACTTGGTCGTGGATGGCGGCCAGCTGGTCTTGTAGGTATTCGCGCATCTCGGTGGTGTCTTCCTGTCTGGAGGTGAGGTAGGCGGCGGCGTCAGCGAAGTGCGTCCGCAGGGAGTCGAGGCCGGCCCGCCGGGAGTTGCTGGCGTTGATGTTGTCGACGTGCCTGCGCGCGTACCAGCGGGCTTTCGCCATGTCTTCGCCGTACGTGCTGCCGTCTTTGGTGCCGGCGCGGAGCGCGTACTTCAGGATGTTGCCGATCAGGAACGTCTCCCTCTCGGTGAGGTTGATGACCTCGACGGGCCACTGCGTGTAGTGGGCGGGGTGGTTCACGTTGTCGTTCATGAGATCACCGCCACGGCGCCGCCGTCGGGTTCGACGTGGAACAGGTCCCAATCGTCTGGGACGGGCTCTCGTCTGGCGTGCATGATGAACGGGGCGACAGCCTGTTCGTAGTCGGCGTCCGCCGAGGTGGGGGTGACGATGGGGGTGTCGTTGCCGTAGCGGAGGGCGATCTCTTGCAGCTCGCGCATGAGGCCGCCCACGGTGAGGTGAATGCGGTCGTTCTTCTTCCTCTCCTTGTTGTTCATGGGATCACTGCCGTGGGGGTGCCTGTGGTGTCGGCGCGCTGCTGGGCCCGGCCGGCGCTGCGCCCGCTCGCGTCCGTGTCGGCTGTGAGTAGGCCGGGCTTCCGGGTTGGCGTAGTCGCGGGTTGCGGCGCCGGTGCCGGTGGATCCGAAGCCGCCCTGGCCGCGGTCGGTGCCGTCGTCTACTGCCCCTGACTCCCAGGTGACGGCGGGCAGCGGCAGGATGATCAGCTGGCAGATCCGCTCTCTGGCGTTGACAAGGATCGGCTCGGCGAGTGAGGCGACGAGGAGCTTGACGTTGCCGCGGTACCCGGAGTCGATAACGCCGACCCCGTTGGGGATGGTGAGCCCTTTCTTGCCGGCGGAGGAGCGGAGTGCCAGCTGCCCGTAGTAGCCGTCGGGGATAGCGACCCGTACGCCCAGGTCGATTGTGTACACGGCGCCTGGGCGGACGAGGCAGCCCTGACCTTCGGGGACGCACAGGTCGAGGCCGGCGTCCGTGTCGTGGGCCCGCACGGGGTCGGGCACGTTCATTGTCTTCTGGATGGTGACCTTCATGTTGGTGGTTCCTTTCAGTGTCCGGCCCAGGGGGAGCGGTCCCGTCCTCTTGTGAGGTTGTGCGGCTCGGAGCGGTAGGAGTCGATTTCGTTTTCCTCCCAGGCGAGAGGGGAGTGGCCGCCGGCGATGACGGAGGTTTTGTGTGCGGCTCTGGAGTTCCCGTTCGGGGGGATCGGGGTGCATTGGAGCCGCTGCCACGCGCAGGCCAGGCGGAGCCTTGCCTCGGGATCGATGTACTCGCCGGCGCGGCCTTTCGTAACCGCGCGGGGCGAGACTCTCGCTGCTCGGGCGATGCGGTGCTCGTCGTAGCCGATCCACATGAGTGACAGGATCCGCCGCTGCAGTCCGATCGGGGTGACGATGGTGATGGGGATCGCTGTCATCGGTCAGCCTTCCGGGTTCCTGCCGGCCTGCCAGGTCATGAGCACGGCTTCTAGGGAGTCGGGGTCGTCCATGCTGGCGCCCCCTTCCTGGGCTCGTTTCCACACGTCGCCCGGGCTGCCGCCGGTTTCCTTGCAGTAGTCCATGAGCATGGTGCGGGTCATGTTGCGGCGGGCTTCCTGTTCGGAGCCTGGCTCCGGGTTCGGTGCGGGGACTGTGGTGGGGCTGTCAGGGATGATCCCTGCTTCGTGTTTCCGTTCGGTGGGCGGCGGCACGTCTTTGGGGCCGGAGGCGTTCTCAGCGATTCTGCGGGCGTTTCTCTGCGCGTCCCCGCTGTCGGTCGGGGAGGTTCCCGTGGGGCGCTCCTGCGGGCCCTGGGGTTCGCTGGTGAGTTCTTCTGCGGTGTACACGTTCCCGGCGAGGGCGTCGGACGCACCCTGCCGGCACACCTCGGTGATGGCGCGGGCTCGGAGCATCTGCCGCGGGTACTGCGTCCACGGGCCGCGGTTGCCCCACAGTCCTGCCTCGCGGGCCTTCCTTTCGTCCCAGGTGACGGTGAACTCGTAGTCGGGGTCGTCGGCGCGGACGATGCTGGCGGTGACGCTGTTGCCGTCCTCGTGGATGCGGAGCTTATGGCCGGCCCTGCGGACGATCGCCCCCATGAGGTCCGCGGACATGGTCATCTTGCCGCGGGCTACGACCATGGACTGCATGACCTGGGTGTAGGGGACGCCGAGGGCGTCACCGATGTCCATCGCCCAGATGATGTCGGCCGGCTTGCCTCGGTACTCGGCGGGGATGAGGGAGGACTGGGAGACGATTTTCGCGTGTTCGATGCGGTCCATTAGAGGGTTCCTTTCATTGTTGTCCCGAGGAGGGCGGCGGCTACGTCGGCGGGGTGCGAGTCGCACTGGTAGGGGACATCGGCGTGGGAGCGTCCCGCGTGGATGGTGACTCCGGCTTCGCCGATGCGGGCGGAGAGCAGGTCTTGCTGGTCGGTGAAGATGAACAGGCGGGCCGGGTCTGCGTCTACGAGTGGTTCGTCGATGATGAACTGCGGTCCGGGGTGGTGGCGGAGGCAGCATTCGGCGATGACTCTGGCCATGGCGGTTCTGTCCTGCCTGGGGGCGTACCGGCCGATCATGCCCATTCCTTGCGTGCGTCGTTGAGGGCCCGGCGGATGGCGTTGTTGATGGCGTCCTGGCTTGCGTTGGGGTCGCAGGCGTATCTGTTGCCGGCGGCCTCGAGGGCGTACAGGCCGTCATCGTCGATTGACGCGGTCATGTTGCCTTTCTCGGTGCGGGCCTCGATGTAGGGGAGGGCGTAGGTGGTGCGGCGAAAAGCGGCGTATTCCGTGGCGGCGAGGTGGTCGCGGATAGCGGTCAGGAGGGGGAGAAGGAGGCGGGTCTGTGTGAGCGGTGGCATTGGTGGCTCCTTTCAGCTGTGGCGGATGTTGATTGTCTGGGTGTGGCCGGTGGCCGGGTCGGTGTGGGTGAAGTGCTTCCAGTCGGCGGCGTCGATTCGATCGACCCTGCGCCGGTAGGCCGCTGCGTACTTTTTGGCTGACCGTGCTCGTTTGGAGGGGGTGGTGTTCTCGGGGATGTTCATGGCAGTGGGAGGTTCCTCAGGATGTTTTCCGCGGCAGTTTCGGTGCTTTCGTATTTGAATGTTGGGGTCCATGGGTGGCGGCTGTTGTACGAGGCGATGATGAAGTTGAGGTCGCTGTCTACGGCTACGACGCCGCGCCCTGGAATTGTGATCCCGTGTCTCCGGAAGTTCCCTGCCGCGGACATTACGGTGACGGGCTTGGCTTTGGCGGGGAATCCGCGGCGGCCGATTTCTTTGGCGACGTCTAGGGATATCGCCCGCGGACTGTTCTTGTGGTGGTGGAACATTAGTTGCCTTCGAGGAGGAGGAGGCCTCCGACGATCCGGCTGACGTTCTCGGGGCCGGTTGGGGAGGAAACGTAGGTGCTGCGCTCCGACGTGTGCACGATGCGGCTGGGGTGGGTGGCGGCCGTCGCAGTGCAGGCGGTGTTGCCGCTTCCGGCGATGGCCGCGGTGCTGTTCTGGGTGGCGGCTGACAGGTGCATGGGGTGTTCCTTTCCGGGGCCGCTGGGGCGTTTCTGGGGCGTTTTCAGTGGGTGGCTGGCCTGTAGTACTGGGCTGGAGCCGTTCGGGCTGCAGCGTCGCGGAGAGCGGCCTTCCTGCGGTTGCTGGACCGTGTGGCTCGGACGGCGACCGGCAGGCCGATGAGGAAGCCGAGGACGACGACCGTCGTGACGTGGCCGGTGGCCAGGGCGAAGGCGGAGGCCAGGGCCCAGGCGATGTTGAGGGTGGCGACCCAGGTGATCAGGGTGGTGGCTGCGCGGCTGGGGAGCTGGGCGGCGGTGTTCATTTGGTTCCTCCTTGGGGGGGTTGGTTTGTATTGCTTTGTCGGGCTTAGTCTCCTGCGTTTCGGGCGGAGACTCAAGCCCCAGCGGGGGTGATGTGCGACACGGCCGTGAGTGTGGGCGTCCCTCCTCCTTCTCTCTCGTTGCTCTTTCCACGCCACGAGGCGAGAGGGACCGTGGTCCTACGCCGCCATGCCGCCCCGTACGCGCCCGCGCGTCCCGTACGGGACTATGACACCAATGGAGAGATATCTAGGTAGTAGGTAGTAGGTGCCTGTGGATATGTGGATAACCCCGTCTTTCGTTGATACGGTGCGGCTGGCCCGTCCACGGGGGGGTGTGGATAAAGTTGTATGCACATGTGAATTACTTGTAGGTACAAGTACTTTTCCACAGGTTGTCCACAACCAATCCACAGGGTTTCCCACAGGGTTGTCCACAGGGGTGGAGAGGGCAGGCTGGGACTGAGGTCCCGGCATCGGGGGGAGTTATCCACAGGGTGTGGTCTAACCTGTGGGCACCGTTCGTCATCACCGTTGGAGGACTACATGACTCGCACCCTCTCGTTCCTTGTTGGCGTCTCTGCCGCCCTTGCCACCCTTTGGACTCTGGCCCAGGCGGGGATCGCTCTCGCTGTCGGGGAGATGAACGTGATCTCCCTGCTGGGCTGGGGGCTGGCCTCGGCGGTCCTGTGGGCCCTTCTGCGGCCCATTAGGTGGGCCAGGGTCCATGGCATGCACCCGGGGTTCCATCGCCGCTGAGGGGCTCTGGACGCCTCTCAGTCAGGGGTCTCGACACGCCGGTGTCGGGGCCCCTTTCTTCGTGCCCTCCAACCGGAACGTTCTCGTCCTGTTCCGCTCCTCTTCGTCCCGCGAGGGAGGGTGGGCGGTGTGTGGGGCTTTGGCGACTCGGGCCTCGTTGCAGGGAGACAGCTCCGTACCCGCCCGTTCTTTGACCTGTCATACCGTGTAGTACAACCGGAACGCATGTGTCCCACTTACACTAGAACGTCAGTCGGTTAACAGTAAAACGTGTGAGTTCACCCACTGGATCTGAGGGTCTGGGAGGGTCTGTCGTGTATGGTGGGGGGAGAAAGAGGGGGGCGACGAAGAGCCCGACCGTCCAGGTCGGCCCTCCCAACGGGAACAACACAGCCAGCTGAAGAACACACCCCCCGACAAGAACACAACCCACAGAGCCCGCCACCACGGAACACCCCAACAACCACACGGCCGAACCTGAACAACCCACGAGAACCTCAGCCACGACCCCAGGTTGAGAACAAACCAACCAGAACACAGCCAGCAAGACAAGCCACCCGCAAGACCAGCCCACCCCCTCAGAAAAGAACTGCAACCCACAAGACGCCCACCAACCAACAGCACCAACACCCAACAGAGGGACGACCCGAACCAAGAACCACAGCACACCAAGCGGCCGGGCGGGGGGAGTTAAGGAGGGGTCTCAGGGGAACAGCCCCTCCCACGTCACACCACCCACCACCCAGGAGACCAGGCCCCGCCAGCCGAACACCGCCACCCACCAGACACCCCCACCCCGGAACCCAACCCCGCCCAGAAACCCAACCCCGGAACCAAGACCCCTACCAGTCACCCGCCACCCCACCACCCACACCCCACCAGGTACCCTGCACACATGCCATGGGCCACATCCAACCGCCGTCGACGCTTGCCAACAAACTGGAACAAACTCAGGAAACAAGTCCTCGCAAAAGCAAACTACAAATGCGCTGGCCTCGACCCAGCCACCACCCCGCCACCTAGTACCAGAGAGGTGCAGGGGGGCACCCGCCGGTGGCACCACCCGGCATGCACCATGCGCGCAACCGACGTCGACCACATCATCGCCGGCGACAACCACGAACTAAGTAATCTCCAAGCCCTGTCGCATGCCTGCCACACGGCCAAGACCACACACGAGAACGCCGCAGCCAAGGCACGCATACGCGCCACGGCCGCACGCGAACGGCCGCCACACCCATGCGCGCGCGCAACACAAACAAACAAAAAAGAAAAACAAAACAAAACAAAAGCAAAAACAAGCGAAAGCGAAACTCACGCCGAAACGCCGCGACGTGAAACTTGGAACTGAAAAAAGCCGCGGCGAAAAAAAACGAAGCCGCCCCCTGGCACCGACTCCCCTCCCCCCGCACACGAAAGACCGGGGGAGATAGCAATCACGGAGTGGGATGCTCGGAACGACAGCGTTTGGGGTGATGACGGCCACTGTGGGCGCGTGCGTGGCAGCACTCGGCTGGCCCCGTAACCTTGCTGTAGGTGGCCGACCGGCCACCGGGAAGGAGAGGCATGGGCGTAAGTTCCATCGCTGCGTCCCAGATGCAGTACTGGTGCCAGGCCGGCCCGGGGAAGCCGCAGGGCGGCCCCTACTCGGTCGGCTACTCGCAGCCGGACCGCCTGTTCTCGTATCGTGACAGCGACGAGGAAGGCTGGCTGCAGCGCGACTCGAACATGGACTGTTCGTCCGCGGTGCGGGGGGCGATCAACTACGGTCTCCATAAGGCGTGGGGGTACGGCTGGGCTGACGACCGGCTGCTGCCTGAGTCGGCGTGGACGGGGTCGCTCCGTTCCGAGTTGGTGTCTCGGGGCTGGTACGAGGTTCCGTGGTCGGATGCGTCCCTGTATCCGGATGGTGGTTTCCAGGATGGTGACGTGGTCCTGTTGGAGGCTGCTTCTGGTGGTTCCGGCCATGTTGCGATGGTTGTCCCGGATGGGCTGGCTGAGGCGTGGATCGCTGAGGACGGCACGATCGATGGGTATGTGGGCGACCAGACTGGCTATGAGACCAGGGTCAGTGACTATGCGACGCACGTGTACACGCGTGGCGGCAGGTGGACGCATTGCCTGCGCCTGGCTGAGGGCGGCGACAGCCCTTCTGGCGGCCGTTCCTCGTCGTCCGGGTACTCGGGTAGGACGATCGCGAATATGGGCGCCCTTGTGGCTGCTGCGGACGCTGTGGGGCTGCCTCGTTGGGTTGCGTTGGGTCTCGCGGAGCAGGAGTCGAACGGCGAGAACGTGTTCGGCCATGACGCGGGCGGCGCCTACCAGGGGGGCGGTGAGGTCACGGAGGCGAAGTTCCGTGACTTCTACGCTCAGATCAGCGCTGGGGCCACGTCGAACGGTGTCGGCCCGACCCAGGTGACGTACCCCGGGTATTTCTTCAACGACCCGGATCGTGCCTGGTGGGACCCGCAGGCCTCGTCGGAGGTTGGTTTCGGGATTCTGGCCGGCTACTTGGGTGGCGACTACTCGTGGGACTCCTTGTGTCGGGGTGGGTCCACGTACAACTGCGGTAACCCGAACGACCGCTACGAAACGTACGGGCAGTCTTTCGCGTCGTTGGCTTGGGCGTGGAAAGATCAGCCGCTCGGCGACTATGCCGGCGGTGGTGTGTCATCTACCGATGAGGAGCTGGAAATGTCTGCTGCTGTTGATCTGCTCACTGAGATCCGTGATTCGTTGCGCGCCGGCAAGGAGGGCGACCACTACGCCGGCGATATGGCCTGGTATTCCGGGGCGATCCGCGATGAGCTGCGTTCCCTGAACTCGAAGGTGCAGATCATCTCTGACGCTGTCACCCCTGGTATCGCGGGCGTCAAGTTCGACGGGGACCTGTACAACGCGGTCAAGGAGACCCGGAAGTCTCTCGCCGCTATCGAGCAGCGTCTGAACGCCCGGCAGGCCGCTCAGGACGCCCCCGCTGACTCGTGATCGTGCTTTTCGCCGTTGCTGCCGCCATCCTGGGCGCCTACTGGGTCGGCCTGTGTGAGGGCGTCGAGAACGGCTACCCGTGGGAACGAACAAACAAGGAGGAAGAAGATGACTCTGACGACTGAACAGTCTGCAACCCTGACGGCGGCCGCTGCGATCGTGTGGCCTCTGATCCAGGCGGCCCTGGACAGGCCGTATTGGACGGCTTCCCGCCGGCGGGCGATCGTCTTGGCTGCGATTGTCGTGATCGCGGCTGGTACTTGGTTCGTGGGAGCCTACCCGGCGACCGCGGCGGCGGCCACCACCCAGGTTCTGTCCGTTGCGGGCCTTGTCCTCGGCGCTTTCAACGTCCTGAAGGCTGTGAAGATCAACGGGATCAGCGTCCTGGATTGGGCTGGTATCGTCACACCTGGTGGTGTTGACCTGCGGAAGTCGGGGGGCGGGGCCCATAAGGCCTGACCCGCCCTGACCTGCGGCCCGGCGGCCGTCTCGCGTATCCTGCGGGACGGCCGCCGGTGGTTCCTGGCGGTATGATTGGGGCACGCTACGACCGAGAGGGGCTGAGATGCCGCAGAAACCGCCGCCGCGGCTGAGTAAGTCCGCCCGCCGCATGTGGGACGACATTACGGCCAGGTGGGAGCTCCGTCCGGACGAGGTCCGTTTGCTGGAGGACGCCTGCCGGGAAGCGACGATTCTTGACAGGATCGAGAGGGAGCTCGCGGGTGCCGACTATGTGATGCCCGGGTCGCAGAAGCAGTTGCGGGCCCATCCGCTCCTGTCGGAGGTGCGTCAGCACCGTGTGGCGATGGCGCAGCTGCTGTCGAAGCTGAACCTGCCGGATGAAGAAGCGGACGCTAGGGCGCAGGCCTCCAGGTCTGAGCATGCGTCTATCGCGGCGGCCGGCAGGTGGGGTTTGACTCGTGGCCAGGCCTCGTGAGCGGAAGGCTGCCGCCGGCGATGATCCGCGTCTGCTCGCTGAGATACGCGCCTTCTATGAGGGGCGTTTGAAGTCGAGGCCGGCTGCTTTGCCGGGGGCTGGTGGCGCGTTCCCGGCGGTCGCGCATGGGCCGGTGTGGGCTCTGAAGAACGGCGGCTGGCTGCTGCCTGAACATACCGTCGGCTGGGACGTGTGCTGCTGGGCGTCGGCCCACCTCGCTGGGCCTGGCGGCGGCCCGTTCCTGTTCACGGACGAGCAGCTCCGGTTCATGCTCTGGTATTATGCGACGGACTCGGCTGGGAAGTTCTTATCGCCCACGGTGGTTCTGCAACGGTGCAAAGGGTGGGGCAAAGACCCCCTGGCTGGCGTTATCGCCCTCGCGGCGCTCTGCGGCCCGTCCGTCCCGTTTGTGGGGGATGAGGACGGCGTGGTGCGCGGGCGCCGCGAGGAGTCGCCCTGGATTCGCCTCCTGGCGGTTTCTCAGCAGCAGACGGAGAACACGATGGGGGCGATCCGCGCTCTGGCGCCGCCGGACGTCCGCGAAGACCTCGCTATCCGAGTGGTGACGACTCTGGTGCGCCCGACGGACGGAAGCGCGGGGTTCATCACCGCGATCACGTCGAACCCTGACGCGGCCGAGGGGGCGCGCGCCACTCTGACTGTGTGCAACGAGACGCAGAACTGGACGCGGTCGAACTCGGGTATAGCGATGATGGGTGTCGTCCGTGGTGATGCGGCGAAGTCCCCGCCGGAACGGCAGGCCCGGGTCCTGCACATTTGTAACGCGGCCCGGGTCGGTGTTGAGTCCGTGGGGTTGTCCGTCCGTGAAGGGTGGGAAGAGCATGGCGGTGCGGACGCCGGCCTCATGTACGACTCGCTGGAGGCGCCCCCGGACGCGCCGTTGACGGCGGAGGCTGCCCCTGAAGTGGTTGAGTCCGTTCGTGGGGACGCGTCCTGGTTGACGCCGGACCGGATCGTTCAGGACATCATGGACCCGTCTACGCCGCCGTCTGAATCGCGCAGGAAATGGTACAACCAGGTGGTCGCGTCCGAGGATGCGTGGCTGACCCGCGAGGAATGGGACTCTTGTCTTGACAGGGACCTGCCCGCGTTGGAGCCCGGCGACGAGGTGGCGGTGTTCTTCGATGGCGGCAAGTCTGACGACTCGACCGCCTGTGTCGCCGTCCGTGTCAGCGACGGCGCCCCGTTCGTGGTCGGCGTGTGGCAGCGGCCGCCTGACGCTCGCGCCCATAACTGGGTGGTCGACCGGGGCGCGGTCGATAAGCGCGTCCGCGACTTCTACGAGCATCACAATGTGGTTGCCCTGTGGGCGGACCCGTCCCACGCTGTTGAGGACGAGAGCATGGAGCAGTTCTGGGACTCGGTCGTGGACGGCTGGCATCGCGACTACGGGCGTCGTCTCCGTCTGAAGGCGACCTCGGGGCATTCGGTGAAATGGGACATGTCTTCGCCTGCGAACCAGAAGGCGTTCGTGCACGCCGTGCAGGCCACTACCACCGACGTGCTCGAGCATGCGTTCGTTCACGATGGTGATGCGCGGTTGCGTGCCCATGTCCTCCACGCCGTCCGCTACCCGACTCGGTTCGGCGTGTCGATCTCGAAGGATGGCCGGGAGTCGCGCAAGAAAATCGACCTGGCTGTCTGTATGATCGGCGGTAGGATGATCCGTAACATATGGCTGAATAGTCGCCGCAGGAGCAGAGGATCGATATGGTGAACGGACCGTGGGATGACATTGTGGCTCGCCGTGACGAAGCGAGGGCGCTTGCTGCCCAGCGTCGCGAAGAGATCGCCCCCGGGGCGTCCACGCGGACCGCGGCCAGCGGCCCTCTGTACGGCGTCGACTCGGATCGGGCTGACGCTACGAAACGGCGCCTGAAGGCGCTGTCGCTTGGCCCTACCTTGGGGCTGCTGTTGGACACGCTGGCCCGGCAGATAGTCGCCGACGGGGTTTCTTCCGACCGGGACGATCAGGGGGCCGCCAGGCTGTGGCGGCCGTGGGAGTCGTCGGGCATGCCGTCCCGGCAGACGGCCCTGTGGCGTGAAGCTCTTATCGACGGGGCCGCCTACGCTGCCGTCCTGCCGTCGAACGGGCCTTCCGTGCTGCCGTTGCCGGCCTCCAGGGTTGCCTGCGATTGGGGTGGCGCGGAGGCGAACGAGTGGCCTGTTGCGGCCGTCGTGTTGCGCGGTGATGGCGCCCCGTGGCGCTACCTGACCGCCGTCGAGGAAGTTGACTGCAGGACTGGCGCCGTCCTCTGGTCGGGGGGTCTGCGGCATTGCCCTGTCGTGCGCGTCGCCCCTTATCAGGCGTTGGATGGGGAGTGTGAGTCCCTGGTTGACAGGCTGCGTCTTCCTGCTCGCCGTTACATCAAGACTGTGCATGACCGTCTCCTCGTCCAGCATCACAATTCGTGGCGTGTTCGTACTGCGACTGGCCTTGCTGACCCTGGTTCCCCTGAGGAGGCGGAACGGCAGAAGGCTCTCCTGGAGCACGGCGACGTGTTGACCGGGGGCGAGGGCGTGCAGTTCGGGTCGTTGCCTGAAACGAACTTGCAGTCCCTGCTCGACGCGGAGAGGGCTGACCTGGGGGCGCTGGCGGCGCTCGCGTCGGTGCCGTCCTGGGCTTTGTCGGGGTCGCAGCTGGTCAACCTGAGCGCCGACGCTCTCGCTGAAGCTAAGGCTGCCGAGCGCGCTCACCTGCAGGCGCTCACGCGCGCTTTCGGGCGCCCCGTGTGTAACCTTGTCCGGCTGTGCGCTGCCGTAGACGGGCGCCGTGACGACTCTGAGGACACTACGCTCTCTGTTGACTGGCGGGACACTGAGGCTCGTTCTCTGTCGCAGGCGGCCGATGCCCTCGGGAAGCTATCGCAGACGCTTGGAGTGCCCGCGGCTCTGCTGTGGGATCGCATTCCCGGCGTATCGCCGTCCGAGGCGGCCGGCTGGCGCGAGTATGCGGACGCTCACCCCGACGCGCTCACCTCGTACACGCAGGCGCTTGCCGGCGCGGACAATCCCGGTAAGGTCGCCGCTTTGGAGGAGGAGTGACCCTCATCGGTGACCATCGCGTCGCTGTTGGCGCGCTCGCTGCTAAAGCCCGTGACTCCGCGGTCGATCTGTTCGACGTGGTGCTCGACCCGGACAACCTGGACGGGTCGTCCGCGGCGTGGGCGTCCCAGACGGCGTCCGCCCTGCGGGGCGCTTCGTCGGGCGTGGACAGGGAAGCTTCTAGGTATTTGGGTGCCTGGGGTCGCGAGCATGGGCGCAGCATGGGGTTCGCCCGGCCGGCCCTCATGGATTCTTCCCTTGATAGGCAGTTGATGCTGTCCGGGCCGATCCGCATAAAAAGTCTCGTGGGGGGCGGGGTGGACCGCTCTGCGGCGGTTGCGGACGCCCGCCGTCGCGTGGGCGCGACCGCGATGAAGTCTGTGCGGGACCGCGACCGCCTGGACGTTATCTATTCGTGTCGGAGGCAGCGTGTCCGCTGTCGGCGTGTGACTGTTGGGAAGACATGCGCTTTCTGTTGCATGCTCGCGGCCCGCGGCCCTGTGTACACGAAAGACACGGCCGCTTTCCAGGCGCACGTTTACTGTGACTGCACGTACGAGCCTGTCGACGTGCCGAACTCGAAATGGAAAGCAACGGAAGCGTCCGACCACGACCTGGAACTCGTGGACCTGTACGATGAAGCAGTGGCCTCGCAGAAAGCTGCCGGCGCCAGCGGGCTCAGCGACCTCCTGGCCCGCATGCGCCGGTCCGGCAATGGTCTACTGTCGGACGGGGTGAGCTAAACTATCCGCAGCACTACGTCAGGAGACGAAATGGCAGACCAGCCTAGAAACGTTCGCGACGCCGACGAGGACGCGAAGCCTCAGCCGGGCGCCGCAGCGACCGCGCAGGACACCCCTGCCGCTCAGACTGAGCCGAACGCGAAGCCTCAGCCGGGCGCTAAGCCCGCGAATGACGCGCCCGCGAAGCCGGTCGCGGACACACCCGAGCCGAAGCCGACTGAGGAGCCCGACGGCTCTGAGCCGAAGCCGACCGACGCCGATGATGCGCCCGCGCCTGAGGCTCAGCCGGCCGAAACGCCTAGGGTGGAGGACCCGCGCGTCGCCGACCTGCAGGCCAAGCTCGCCGCAGCGACCGCGCAGGCTTCCGCCGTTGTTGCACTCGCCAACGCCGGGCTGCCCGTCAGCCTTGCCGGCCTCGTCGCCGCCGGTGACCCCGACGACATCGAATCAAACGTAGAGGCGCTCGTCCAGGCCATCAACGACGCGGCCGCCCAGAAGAACGCCCCCGCCCAGCCGTCTCTTCCGCCCGACGCGGATGAGCCCGAAGAGGACATGCAGGCTCGCGCCCGCAGGATCTTCGCCTGACCGAACGAACACTGAAGGAGAAACCAAATGGCGAACTTCGCAACGACCGGCAGGAAGGTCGTCCTCTCGGACATCGCCTCCCTCCACTACCTGTCCAGCATCGCTCTGACCGTCAACCGTGACGCCGAGGCCGGCTACGAGCGTGGCTATGGTGCGACCGTTGATGTCGCTATGCCCGTTGAGGCCGCTTCCGGTACGCGCAGCAGCGCGCAGCGCGAAGCCCGCACCGCGATCACGTTCGGCGACCTGACCCGCCGGTACGTCCCCGTCAAGCTCGAGGATGAGCTTTACTCCGCGGTCCGGCTGCCTTCCGAGTGGCTGACCTGGACGCTCGCCGACTTCGAGCGTGAGGTCGTCAAGCCTCAGGCTGAGGCTGTCGCCTCCCTCATCCCGTCGAAGCTCGGCGCTGTTATGGCGACCGTTCAGGCTTCGCAGGCCGCTGACCCGAACGCTGCTGGTGTTGCCTACGGTGACGCGAAGGCGCTGAAGTTCAAGGCGGACGGCTCCAACCTCCTTGAGGTTGTCGCCCGCGCCAACCGGATCCTCAACAAGCGGAGCGTCCCGTTCATCAACCGGACTCTCGCTGTCGGCCCTGGTGTCGCCGAGGTGTTCCGCAAGAACAAGGATCTTCTGAACGTCTCCTTCTCCGCCGACAACGGCGGCCTTCTGCGTGACGCTACCATCGCTAAGGTCGGCGGCTTCACTGTCGTCGAGGAGCCCGCGCTTCCCGAGGCGTTCTCCGTGTTCTACGAGAAGAACGCGTTCGCCCTGGCCGTTCGTGCCGCCGACGTTCCCGCCGGCGCTACGTTCGGTGACAGTGTCGCCCAGGACGGTTTCGCTCTGCGTCACATCTGCGACTATGACCCGACGTACGCCGAGGACCGTTCCGTCGTGGACGCTTACTTCGGCGCTGCCGTCCTTGATGGGCGCCGCGCTACCGCGGCGGGCCTGTCCTGACGGGACGACAGGACCGCACGCATGATGGCTGCTGCCCCGCTCGCTTCTGTTGAGGATCTCGCCGGCTGGCTCGGCGAGCCGATAGTTGACGACGCCGACAAGAAGCGGGCGGGGTGGCTGCTCCGCCGCGCCTCCTCCCTCGTGAACGAGGAGGCCGACCGGATCCGTGACCCGTGGACGGCTGATACCGTTCCGCCTGGCGTTCAGGAAATCGTGCTGTCGTGCGCCGCTCGCGCATACGACAACCCTGAAGGCTGGACGGGGGAACGCCTCGATGACTGGATGGGGACCGGCAAGAAAGTTGACGAGGCCGGCCTGTTCCTGACGGCGACGGAGCGCCGCGCCCTGCTCGCGTACGCGCCTTCAGGGCCGTCCGGGGTTGGCATTCTCCGCACTACGCGCGAAGTGTGGCCGCCCGCGTCCTTGAATGCAGCGCCGTACACGTTCGCCGAGTGGGTGCAGCCGTGAGCGCTCTCCGGACCCGCCGCCGCCGAGCGGACTGGCTGATGACGGACTCCTGTGTCATCGACCGGCCGACCGGCTCTATGAACTGGAACCCTGACAAGAAACGCGACGAGCCGACGCTCGAGCGCGTCTACGAGGGGAAGTGCCGGCTGAAGCAGACCACCATGTACGGGGCGTCGCAGACCGTGGGCGGCCACACGTACACGGTGCAGCAGACCGAGCTGCACATTCCGTACGGCTCCTACGACGCCCGCGTGGACGACGTTGCCACAGTGACTGGCTACCGGTACGGTTTCCGGGTGCGGGGCCTGATCAACCTGACGCACGCGACCGCGCAGCGGCTCCTCGTGGACGCGGTGACAGCATGAGCGGCAGCCAGGTCGACGCGTCACAGCTGACAGCCCTGGCGGCTGACTTCCTGTCCGCCGGCGAAGCCACCGAAGCGGTCAAAGTGTCAGTCCGGAACGCGTTGGACGCCGCGAAGGAACGTGCCCGCAAAGACTATGCGGCGTTCCCGGACAAGGGAATCGCGAAGGTCGGCCAGGAGTTCTCCTATGACACGAAAGGGCACGGCGCTGTAGTGGAAGCCCAGTTCGGCCCGTCGAAGCCGCGCGGCGCCCTCGCTAACATCGCGATCTGGGGGACTTCACGCGGTGGTGGAGGTTTGCCTCATCCGGTCGACTACATGGACGACAGTGTCGTCAACGAGATAGGGGACACCATGAACGAGATCGTGAGGAAGCTGTCATGATCAAACTGTCCCCGTTCGTGAAAGCTATGGAGCGGGCCCTCCGGGAACGCTGCAAGTACTCCGTGTACCTCGGTGAAGTCACGATCGATAACCCGCCGATGCCGTACGCCCTGGTCGGCTTCCCGAAAGCCAACCTGGGGGACGCGCCCACTCTTGACAATGCAGTGTCTGAGATCAGCTTCCTGCAGCCTGTCACGACGGTTGCGTCCACTGCGGACCGGCTCCTCGTGGTCCTGGATGACGTGCGTGCCGCCCTGGAAGGCTATGAACTGCAGGTCGGGCGGCAGCACTGCGAACCTCTCGTCTTGGAGTACTGCTCTGCCATGCTCCGCGACAACCAAGTGACCCTTCCGGAGAAGAAGCACCCCATGTACGCGGTGGACATGTGGCGGATCCGGGCGGTCAACCGGTTCCACTGAGATACACTGACATCATCTACTGGTACGCCGTCACCGCGGCGGCGGCATGGATAGGAGAGCAAATGGCTACCAGCATCCGTACGCTCGGTGATGGGCGCATCACCCTTGTGGCCCTGGCTGATGACAAGCGGGCCGCTGACCCGAAGAACCCGACCGCCGCCGAGCTGAACGCTGGCCTGCACCTGGAGATGCAGGTCATGAAGTCGGACTACAAGCTCGGCTCGAAGGGGAGCACGTCGGTCGAGGAGCCCGTTCTCGGCGCCGCCGGCAAGGGGACCGTCCCCGGCCCCGCCGAGTATGAGGGCAACGTTTCCGTCTACCAGTTCTTCGACGATGACGGCAACTATGTCACTTCCGACGACTCGCAGGCCTGGGACCTGCTGAAGCGCACCGGCCTCGAGTATGACCTGTACGAGCGTGAA